TGTGTTGAATTGCAGACATAAGAGATGATGTCATCAGCCTCAACTCTCTCAAGAATAAGCTGGATAATGGGCATCTGGTTTAGATACTCGATGATCTGCATTTGCTGCCAGACTTTGTTCTGGATCTCTTCGTTCTCTGTTAGATTGTGAACAGAACGATTCAGGCGCAGAGGCTTCCGACCTTCTTTGTAAGACGAATTCATAGCCTTGCGCTTTTGAGATCCGTTTGGTCCGTCCCAACAAATCACAATCTCATTTGGATTTGTCATTCTAACCAGTTTCTGTAGGATCTTGATAGATCCTTTAATCCCGCCAATAGGCTGCCCGTGGTTAGACAGGCTGGGATCAACAATAAACGCCCTCAAAAACATATTGAGGGCGTCGATTACGAGTACGCGCTTCATAGATTACCTCCAGCCCATAATATAACGGGCTGGAGGCTGTCTGTCAAGAGGCTTTGTCTGCCCCATCGTCTACTTCATAGAAGTCTGACGCTTCGCCTTCGCGTTTATCAAACTTCTGAACCACTACTTCGTCCATAAAGTCTATAACGTGCTGTTTAAACTCTGGATCATTCTGTAGAATCTCGACCCATTTGCTGGGTTGGAACTTCTTAGAGTATCCTCCGCGTGTTAAAGTATACCAAGAGCCTGCCACAGTCATAAAGCCCTTCAGAGCCTCAAACCAAGACTCTTCATCCTGCACACCAATTGATTCTGTTCCCCATAAGATTCGGAATGTGCAAGTTCTACCCTGTGTTCCGAAACGAGACTTTTCAAGCTTGACCTTGACTTCTGAACCAATGCGAAAACCATTGTCATCAAGCACATAGGCTGCCTTGCTCTTGCGACCTGTAAGCCAGATGCGAAGAGAGTAAGCATAGTGCATAGCCTTTCCGCCTGGGGTGATGTAAGGCGTGGTCATCGCAATCTGTCTTGCCATCGGTCCGTGGGGGATGTTAGTCTTCAACTGATTGAGAACAAGGAACGTAGCCTTCTTGTCTGCGAGTGGAATAACCAACTTTGACATCGCCTTCGCAAGAATGCGAGCCTTGGTTGCTACTGATGACTGAGGGTTGAAGTCGCCTGCTACATCTGAAACTGACGGGGTGAATGCCAGAGAGTCCCAAATAAATAGAAGTTGCTCATCGGCTGCTCCCAATAGTTCTTCTATGGTCTCAAGCACAAACTCTACTGATTGAGCTTGAACATACATCATAGCCCCAATATCACACCCAGCCTTCTCCAAGAAGGTTGGATCAATCGCGGACTCAGAATCAAAGTAAATTACTCCAATCCCCATCTTCTGTGCGTTTGCGGCACACTGGGCTGCCAAGAACGACTTGCCTGTCGCTTCTAAGCCAGCCAACTCTGTTACCTTGCCTACAGGAATGCCAGCGTATTTTCCCTTACAAACGATAGAATCAAGCCATCGGGATCCTGTTGGAATCCACTGCTTTACTTCTGTGGGATTATCTTCTCGGAGGTCGTGAGCGACATTGCGACCTGCCTTTTTGTTTATCATCGCTCTAAGATCGGACATAGAAACACGTCCAGCCTTAGCTTTTGCTTTAGCCATTAAGTTCTCCTTGTTTTTAACTTTTCTTTTCTTTATTTTTATTTAATTTTGGGACAAAGCCCAGTAGTAATTATAACACAGATTTACTAAAAGCGCAACAGAAAACCCCCACCTTTTTAGGGGTGGGGGCAGACTGGAGCTTGGAGCTTTTACTAGCCAGCCATTAGATCGTTGAATGCCTTATCAACACTGGACTTACCGCCCTGGTTGTACTGCGTTGTCTCTCTTGACCGACTCTCTGCTGACTTATCGCCAGAGAGCATACTATCAAGAATAGCTGACACCTCTGCGGGGGTGTGACGAGTGAACAGCCCATCGATGTCAGGCATGTTCTGTAGCAGACCGGGGATTGCGTCTGCATCCGGGAGAAGCGAACTGGTGTTGCGTCGCATCTTCATGTTTGTCTTCGGGTAAGCGCCCGGAGCAGTCGGCTTCGTGTAGGTGATGGTGATGTCAGTGCCGCCCTGCGGGTCGGTGATGTCGCCATACTCGGGGTCTAGGATGTAGCCCAGCAGAAGCTCATAAGCCTGCTTGCCGTAGCCATAAACCTTCACGCCCTCGCTCTCAAGCCCTCGCACCACTACTGGCGAGAAGTAACGATTGCGAACGAAGAGAGACTTAGCAAGCTTCTTGGTCTCCTCGTCGTTGTTTTCGGTGCCGTCCTTCCATAGCTGTGAAGCGAAATCACAGATTGGGCACGCCTCACCAAAGTTACGCTTGGGGCACATAACCCCGCCGCGATGTCCTTCAATGTTATAGTGGAAGAAGACCTCCTTAAGTGGATCTCCATCAGCAGCAGGGACAATACGGACATCTGTATCCCCCTCTTCTGGCTTGAACCAGACGCTTGTCCTGTCGCTCTTTCCGTTTCCTCGTAGTGCGGCGAGCTTCTTCCGCATTAGCTCCATGTTGATTCCCATTATAGTCTCCTTGTTGTTGGGTATAGTATAGTAAGCGTTCCTTACCATCTTAATGTAACACGCCGTCCAAGTCCTGTCAAGCGTATTTGTTTTGGGAGGATGTCTGTGAGCTTCTCCCTTGCTCATCTATAAAGTAACGTGATCAGCCTATGCTGTCAAGTAGTTTTTGTCCTTGAACGAAATTTGTGTGAGCCACACAGAATCCGAAGTCGGTTTCGTAAGGCGACTCATAGATTCCATAAGTCACATTTTTGAATGCGTTTCGGGGTTTGTTTTTTAGGCTCTCGACCACTCGGGAGTGGAGTTTTCCGTCCGTTTCCAGGCGCTCGTTTGCTATACATAAGTAGTATGCTACGTCACGATCTTCCTCTAATTTGTAGTACCAATTCTCAGTTAATTTATCGACTGAGACTATGCCTACGGAGCGGATTCTCTGAACATCTGAGGGCTTGGAAAGATTGCCTACAAGCGCCGTGGTGTGATCAAAAACATTTAAGTAATGAACCGCATAATAGATGCTTTTGTTGATTGTGTGAAAGTATTTTTTTATTGGAATCTCGCCTATTGTCTTCTCGATTGAAGGGTTGGACAAGATCGTGAAGCTCTTGAATAAACCAGACCGGGCATACTCCTGTAGAATACCAAAGATCGCTCGCTCTTGTAACCTCACATCCCCAATCAAGAGGTCTACATCTGGTTTGATGTAGAAGATGTCTATCTCTCTGTCTTTTATCTGTTGTAGAATCGCAAGTGTGTAGTTCGCAGAGAACGATGAGCCGCATAGGAACACCTGAACCCTGTCTTGTATTGCCTCTTTTGTCTTGTACGAGGATAGTTTGGGTGCCTTTCCCTCACAATCCTCTGCTTTTGCTACTTTCGATAACTTTCGTGTGTATTTTGTGTTCTCTTGATCTGGAGAAAATAAAAAGCAGTTGTATTCCTTGTGATTCTCGAACAGAGAGACCACATTGCAGCCAGCTTCGCCTATGCCTATTAGCGAAATCATAGCTTCAACTCTTTCAGACTTCCATAGTCCTTACCTGCCTTGATATTAGCCATAAAGTTGCCTAACTTGTTGTTCTCGAAGGTTGCTTTGAGTTCTGGAATCTTCTCTTTGTCTTCATCTGCTATGTCTAGCACAACCTCGTCGTGGACAATAAAGGCAACCTTAGATTTTGTGCCTTCAAGAGCCTTATCGAGTGCTACGGCTCGGTCAAGAGTCAAGTCCGAGGTCGTGCTTTGAATCAAGTAGCTCAGTGCCTTGCGCTGCTCTACTTTAATTTGTCTGCCGGTCGGTGTGTTGATTTTTCCGTCTCTGTAGAACTCTGAGAGTACCTCTTCTCGGCTGTAAACGGAGCCATTAAGTGACATATCGTTCACATTATAGAGTGTCGAGAAAAATCTTACCTTTGCCTCATCACGATCTACTGGAGAACCTCCATAGAGGTGCCTCATGTTCCAGCTATGGATGTCTTCCTGCGGTTGGTCATGCCCAGAGAGGGATAGGAATGTCCTTACCTCTGCTCCATTGTAATCCAGAGACACAAGCCAATCATTTGTTGGCTTAATGAGTTCTCGGAACTTTGCCTTCATCGTTAGGATCGGATTGCTGTCTCTTTGGGTTGTGAGTCGTCCAGTAACCGTTCCAAAAAGATTATAGCTCACATAGTGCGACTTATTTTTTACAAGGTTCTTGATGTCTTCTCGGTCGCTTGTGGATGTCATCAAGTGACGGCAGCCATCTACGTTGATGTTCAGCTTCTGGTAACTTATCTTGTGAATTA